CTCTCGGTTATAATACTTTGTCTGCACTCGCGACGATTTATTGACCACCCGCGATTTCTTTTAATAATAATAAAAATAAAAAATAAAAAATAATTAAATTTAATTTCCAAAATTATTTTATTTTATTTTATTATAATTAAAAATTATTAAAATAAAAATGAGCGATTTAGAAAATGTTGCGCAAGTCCCGATCATTGATGAAATGACAAATGATGTTGAATGTGTGGAAGATAGTGATGAAGAAGATGCAGAAGAAATTCGAAACAGAAATATAGAAAAAGAAGTAGAGAAGAAAGAGAATGAAGTTCCAGAAGTATCACAGAATGAAATTCCAAATGATGATGTGAGTTTCATAAGTGATGATGATATGCGAAAATTATTATTATTATTTTGTGTAAATGAGGATATCCCTGGTCATTATAAGAATTTAATTGGTAGAATAATCAAAAAGCAAAATTATACTAAAAGTGAAAAAATATATACATTAAATACTTTGGGATATATATGGGATAAAGCAAAAGAAAATATAGAAGTTCCAAAAATAACTAAAGTTATATTGATCCGTCGTCTTCATAAATTCTTATTTGGTAAATTCGACAACTAAGTTGATATTTAAAAAATAATGAATAATAAAATATAAAATATCATATAATATTATATTATATTTTATCCATTCAAAATGTGTGTTATTATTACATATCCCGTTCGCTATTTTAAAAATAACTGGTTCGCTGATCTATTTGAGGGTGATGCTCGAAGAGAAGCAGAAAGAAGAATTCAATATGAAGAACTCTATTATACTCCGCGTGTTTCCCTAACTGCTGAAGAATTCGGAGATATGGATGAGGCTCAAGAAGAAATAAATGAAGATTTAAATCTTCCAAAATTAGATCAACAGAATGTATTACTCAATGATGCTATTATTACTAAGAATTGGAAAGGTAAGAAGTATTTCTTAAAATGCTTCATGATACCTGAAAAAGGTTATGGTGTCATATTAAATATATGCGATGTTATGCGTAATAAATTTGTGGAAGAATCGCGGAAGATCGATGGTGTGAATTTCTATTTCTATGATAAATGTAAATGCCCTAAAAATAAAATAAATAAAATAAAGAAAGATATAGAAGATCTAAATAGTGAGGAAGTAGTTGCGGAAGTTGTTGCGGATGTGCCAGCAGTGGCGCCAATTGTGCCCACTGTTCCTGCGGAAGTAATCAAGGAAGTAGTTAAGACTCCTAAGAAAATAAAGATTGTTAAGAAGAAAGAAGTAAAAGAAAAAATAGAACCCAAGCCTGCTGTAGCAGTTGTAGAAGAATCGGGGGACTTAAAGAAATTGAAAGAATATGAAACTCTCTATAAAAATAAATTAACAAAGAAAGCTAAGGAGAATACTGAATATATTAATTTAAAATATAAATCGATCCCTCCCAAATCCCATTTTATAAAAGACATACCACTTAAAGAGGGAAGAAAGTATTTATCAACGGCGGATCGACCAATGAATGGAACAATTAAAAGATATATTGATATGATTTATCCCGAGCAGAAATATGCAAATAAAATGGAAGAGATGATAGATAAGATCCGTCTATTGGGATTATTAATGAAAAATATTGAGAAAGAGCGGGCGAAAATGCCAAAGGCACCTTCGGTGGCGCAAGTTCCGGCAATGGCGGCGAAACCTGCAATAGTTCCCGCTGCAATAGTTCCCGCTGCGAAAAAAGAAATAAAGAAACAACAAAAAGAAATACCTCAGGTTATTCCATCTAAGGCAATTATGTTTGCAGATCTATATAAATACTTCCAAGACTATATGAAGAAGTGGAAGCAAGGTGTGAAAGAAACGCCTCAAGATAAGAAAATAAAGAAACAAAAAATAGATGATTTCCGCATTTATATTCGCAATCTAAGAAATGAGAAGAATGCAACTAAAAATATATTTAATAAAAAAGACTTGGAGAAACAAATAAAAGGATACCAAGAATTATTAAATGCATTATCAAATAGAAATCCTAAATTAGAAGATTAATATTAAATATTATCTCATTTAATAGTATATCATCATTTCATATTTATAATAATAATGTTTCAAGACCCAAGAATATACGATTTAAACATTCCTACTGAAGCCTATCGTAAACAACGATTAGAAGATCTAAAAAAAAAAATCGATAGAACCGCAACTACACCATTTACTTATCAACCTGTCAAATCTAATTCAACTCATGTTGTTCGCGGCACGCCCGCATATGCTATGTTATTGAAACAGCGACAGCAAGCTATTTTTTATAATATGCGTCAAGCAACAGAAAATCAACCTGAAAATTAATTATTTATCATCTTCTTAAACTGGATCCGAAAAGATGGATTCTTCTCTTTTTCTTTTATTGCTTTTTTCAATTTATTCACTGCCCCCTCTTGTATAAGAGTGGGGAGTGTGATTGGAGTATCCACCGAAACTTTCTTCATAGGCCTGCATACGGGGTATGGCTTTTCTTTTATAGATTTGCGCCCACATGGCTTATAATTTCCCATCAATGCTTCTTTCACATCCACCCAGTCTTCCCTCATCCAACGCTTCATTTTTCCCTCAGCTTTTACATTTTTTAAATAGTCCGCATATTTAGGATTCTTCTTCATCTCGCGGATCATCTGTAAATTTTTATAAATTCCATGTTTCATCTTCTTAAATTTTGGCATATCCTTTATTTCTTGAGGGATTTTAAACTGCCCGCCTTCTAATGTCGGATTTTCTATACTATGAGATTCAAGTAGACCCTTATCTTCTTCCTTCTTCACCTCAATATTTGGGTTCGCCTCAATATTAGGTTGAATAACTTCCCGTAATTTCAATAATGGATCATTCTCCGTATAAACTTCATGAATCCTCTCATCGGGCTTATTATTTTTTGTATCACTTAATTCAAATGATGGATTATATGATAATGTATAATCAATATAATTTTTCACTTGAAAGTCTGCTGCGAGACGTTTAATGATTGCACCAGCCAGTGAATGCCCTACTAAAATAAATCTATTATGCTTCCCATGGCGGCGAATCATAGATAACATATATTCTTTATCTTTTTCATATCTATCACTCTCGCGGACTTTCCCGAATAAGTGTGCCACATCTGCCTTGATATCCGTCCAGCTCGTCAGCTTCGTGCCCCGAATACCTACGACATATTTGAATCGATAGGCAGGCGATTGATAGGCGACCATTGTGGGGAATCGGTCAGTCATGCGCCATGTATTGCCGTCTTCATCAGTGAGGGATGATTTAGGATTATCTTTATAAGCTTCCTCGGCGATCTGTTTCAGGATTTTTCGGGGTATGCGACCTTCTTTCCATATACCGCCCTCTTCTAACTGCATTTCTGCTTCGGCAACATCTTGGGGAATATTGCCGCCAGCCATTTGGAGCTTATTGAATTGATCATTAAAATTGCGAATCTGTTCTTTTGATATTTCCATTTTAGCGATTATTTATGTTAATATATAATATAAATAAACAAAATTAAAATGAAATTCGAAGATATATTACGTGAAATATATTACAATCCTCGCGACTATTTGAATGAAGTTCGGAAACGGGCGAAGAATAATAACTACAATCCCGCTGATGTTGAATTCAGCGATAAGATGAAAAATAAATTAATGATTAGCGACCCCGATGGCAAGAAGGTTCATTTTGGTCTTTCAGGCTACGGCGATTTCCTGATATATAAACATCTTGAAAGAGAAGGTATTGCACCTACTGGGACTGCTGAGAAAAAAAGGAATGTCTTTCAGCGATCTCATGGACAGCTTCAAAAAAATATTCAAGCGAGGAATAAGGGGCGTGATCTCAAGTATACGCCGAATCAGCTCGCGTTATTATTGAACTGGTAAATTAGCAGGTATCAGCTCGATCCTTACAACGCCATTTTTTTTAATTGTAATTTCAACTTGGCGATATTTATTTTTACATTTGCATTTTGATTTTTTATTATTATAATTCGAATATTGTAATGTCATTATTAATTATTGAATGATATAATTAATAATAATAAAATAAAAATATAGATTATCCGTAATCTTAAATTAAAGTTTGATTAACAGTTGCACCAAAGCCCGCAACTGATACGTTATTTGTTAATAGAGCACTGCCTAATGCATTACCGGTATTTGAAATAAGATTACCACCATTCGCCTGAATTGCTTTACCAACGGCACCATATATGCCGAATTGGCAATCTGAAATAATCAAGTTTCCGGCAGCATTTGTTAGTGAGATACCAGTTGCCGAAGTATTCACCGAGCTCGCGAGCACTGTGGCATTAGTCATAATAAGATTACCGGCTACATTAAATAGCACTACATCCTGAGCATTCACGACGGCGTAGTCGCTCGAAATAATAGTATTATTAATAGCTCCAACTACTGAAGCAGCAAATGACACGCGGAGAACTGGAGCCGTTCCTCTACCAGTTAATGAAGAATTGGATAACTGCCATACTTCACCTCTACGAGCATGCATTACCTCAGCAGTGTTTCCGGTTGCCTGTAAAATTTCACAATTATCAATATAGATACGTGATCCGGCACCTGTGGCATTCACGTCGACCGCATGTTCATTACCAGTATCAGCAAGGACAAAGCAGTTATTCATACGCAAGTAGCATCGAACAGTTGGGGCAAAATTGACAGCGGAGACACCAGCAGTCGCCTGATTGAAAATAGCAAGATTTTCTAAAGTAATATTTTCATTGGTAGCATCAAATGTCGCAGCAACATTAATATCTAATCCCTCAATTAATTGGACCGATTTATAACCACCGAGACCTTGGATAGTGATGCGAGAACAGTCAAGAGTAAATACTGAACCAGCGAAGCCATAGGCACCAGGTGCAAGCTGAATAATCTGGTATGATTCAGGATTGAGTGTATTGTAGGCTTTCGCACCTGTGAGGGCACCTACAAAAGAAATGGGGTTCGCGACTGTGCCGGCACCTGTGAGGAGAGCGTCGTGCGTGCAATACCAGACACGATCATATTTGGGGATATTGTTTGCAGTGGTTGCAAGGGTAGCAGTGGCGGCATTACCAGAGCATGCGAGTGCATCCAGAGCAGTTAATGCAGTGCCGACTTGCACGGATGCAAAGGAACCCGATTGGACGAAGCCATTCGAAGAAGTGCGGAGATAATCGGCTGAATTGATAGGGAGCTTGAGATCATCAAGGAGAGTGAGACCAAAGCCATTGAGATTATTAGCAACAGTTAGATTCGACACATTCGCGTTGAGACTGGTGAGATTATCAGCAATGAGATTTGTAATAGTAAGTGCCGAATATGCCGAGGGATAGCTGGCGAGTGTTCCAACAATCGGGTTAATAGCTGTTAGATTTGTAAATATGCCATCCTGTGCGAATAGATTATCAACACTGAGATTCGAGATTAAAGTATTGCTTATAAAGTTATCAACAGTGAGATTGGTCGCTGTAATATTATTGATATTCGCATTGACGCCAACGAGATTCGAAATGTTGGCATTCAACGAGGTCATATTTGTATTGCGTAAAGTAGCAACGTTGAGCGAAGCGAGGCTGGTAATAACGGGGGTGAATGAACCACCTACGGTGAGATTGCCGAGTATTGTCGCTGAACCACTGACTACTAAGTTAGAAGTCACATCATGGGCGGGCGAAATGAATTTTTGAGCCTGAGGGACTGAGAGATGTTTGAGGGTCTTATCATATTGTAAATATACGGTCTTCTCCTGAGTTAGACCATTGGTATGCTCGTGAAAAATATGGCCTGATTGAACATTTGCTGAATCTAAAACTTTTACTGTATACGTATCATGGGGGACGAGTGTGGTGCCAATACTATTGTTATTCATCTGCAGGATTGGCTCGACTCTGCCGCCGAGTCTTGGATCGATATTTAATTGCTGAACCGGGAGAGCGTTTAAAAGAGGAATTGAACCGAGAGACATTTTAGATTTATAATAATTTGATATATATTATTATAAATAGATTATTTTTTTTCTGTGGAATTTTATTAAATGAAACTTTGTTAATTAATTTTTTTAATAGGGATAAATAATAGTTCCACTAACAATAGATGTTCCGGTTGCTAACAATCCTGATATAGTATTATTAGCTACAATATTTATATTACCTCCTGCATTTGTTAAATTGACATCGGCCGGAATTACTGTTGCTCCTTGACTAATGATAACGCGTGATTGAATCACTGTAGAGTATCCGGGACGTATAGAAGGGAGTTCATTTCCTATTGGATTTTGGAAAGCTCGATACTGCCATAATAGATCATTTTGAGCTACACTTGTTCCTGAAAGTGTCCCGAATACATTTAAGAAAATATGAACTAATCGATTCACTTTGTCGATAACTACTCTTGATGAATCTGTAGGTGTTGCTGCGAATAGAGATTGAACTGGTATTGAAGAAGGAGGGACTAATATATGGACATTTGTTAATCCGTCATAAAAAGTGGGGTCGAGGAAAGCAGAAGCGATTGACATTTTTTATTATATTTATATAATGAGATTTTATATTTTTCCCTAATTTAGAACAAATAAGTGAAATAACCTTGGAATTGAACACTATCATTGGGTCCTACAGTTAATGCGGAATTTTGGAAAATATATAAATATATTTGTGCATTGTCCCATACCCAGTAAAATGGGACCTGAGTATTATAATTAGTAGGAGGAACGGTATTAGCATTAAAATATACACCTTGGAAATATCCGCTTAAATCATCGCTGTTTGGTGGAGGGATTTGACCAATAGCAGGAGCATCTGTTTCAATTTGTATTAATGCCGATGTTGTTTCTGGACTTTGTGCAATTGTAAATGGTAGCCCATTTGCACCAGATTCATTTTTAGCTTCTACATTTACCCAGACGTGGCACACTCGGCTTGTAAAATCTACAGATGTTAAACAATTGTTAGTGATTCCAGACAAATAACTCTCCTCCGCACTGTTAACACCACTTTCTATATTATCGTCGTCTATTTTCCCATTGTAATTTATATTACCATTTGATACGTTAATTAAATTGCCAGAGGCATCTGCCCCTATATATCCAGAATTAGCTAAAGCGGGAATTTGCACACCATTAACTACTATTTTAGGAATAAGTGAAATACTTGCAATTGACATTTTATTATAAAAATATTTGAATTATATCTTTATAATAAGATTTTTTATTTCTATTTTTAATAAAATCAATAAGGATATTGCATAATACCTGAATAGATCACCTGCTGTCCATTTGTCGCCGACACTTGTTGTAATCCTCTTACATTCATTAAGCCGGTATTTGCGAAATAAGCGGACATATAAAAATTGTCACATAATGTGGTAAAATTGGGAGTTATTGAGAAATTTGTTAGATTAATTCCTGAAAATGTTGTTATTGTATTATTCGCAGGCAACAACAACTGGAAAGATGCAGATGGAGGCGGAAGTGTTCCCGTTGCCGTTGGTGTCCATGCTGTATTCATATCTATAGTTAATAGTGGAAACTGATTAGTATAATTTCCTACTAATGTTAATCCAACATTTAAAAATATTGTTACAATACGCGAATTAGGATCTATAACAGCATACGATTGAGAAGTGGGGGTCGAATCATTAAATGTTCCATCTTGAAATATAGCATTTCCTAAATTCCACGAATAAGCAGATGATAGATTCCCAGCAATGATTTTGCCGTTCGCATCAGTTGAAAGACTTGAAGCACTGGCTAAATTTTGTAAAGAAATATCACCGTTTATACTCAAATCACCGCCTGTTAAGACTATCGTTCCGTTGCCATCTTCACCTCCTCCTGAAGGTAATAACACTAAAGCGTCAGCTAATGGTGAGACTGGATCGTTCGTTGTAACTGAGATTGAAATACCATTTGGAATATTTTGATCTGTTCCTGATGCTACGCCTACGTTCCATGTAGCATATGGGACACCTGAAAGTGAAGGTATTTGGTCATTACTAAAAGATAAATTTGCAAAAGTGCCCTGTGAAGATGCTTGTGCATTAGATCCAAGAGAAACATTATTTAAATTAAGATTGTTGATTAATCCAATTGATGCGATTGACATTTTTATAATAAATTTTTACGTATATTTATTATAAATATTTTTTTATTTGGATTTTTAATTTATTTATATATTATTTTATCACATCGCCATTTGCTTCATCTTCTTCATCACGGCCGCCATCTTCTTCGATGCTGGTTCGGCTGCGCCAGTGATGCCTGCGCCAGTCATACCATAGCCGGCACTCTCTAAAGCACCTGCAATAGTCTTGGCGACATTTTTCACACCTGGAAGTATTTTTTTCACACCATCTACTATTGAACCAAATGATAAACCGCCGGCGAAGACTGACTGGTGTTCATTATCATATAATCCCATATCTTGTGAATTTACCATCAAGCATTCTTCGCTGCTTACCCCTCCTAATGTTATCGTCGAATTTCCAGATAGGTGATCTATCGAAAGGAAAGCTGGACTAATTGATAATACAAACAATTCTATTTGTTGGACGAATAAGCCAGAAGTGTTAATGATCTGTGCAGTGCACTGGAAATTGAGCGGGACTTGTCTGCCCACGCAAATTGATGGGTCATAACCGAGTGCAGTGCTGCAGTCCAAAATAATGGGCAGACCGCTGAAACACTCATAATTGAGAGCAACATTGGAAGGATTGCCGATTGTTTGAGCACCATTAGTTGCAAAGACAGCAGATGTCGAAGGATTACCGAACACAGGATTAACAATTGTATTGCCTGCAGGAAGTGCGCCCCCAAAGCCCTTAAAGACTGAATATTTGCCCTTCAACGAAGCCTCACACGAGAGGCTGTAAAGACTTTCGATCGTTGCTGTCGTCAATAATGACGTTCTATTGCCGATTGTCACGCTAAGATTTACTATGGGTAAAAAGAAATTTTGAACTCCGCAGGCAAGGGGATCACTATTGTAGAATGAACGTGACGGTTTGGCAAAAATCATAATGTATCTCGGGGCCGTCGCTAAAGTAAACGAATTACTCGACACTGTAACAGTGCCGGCATTGGGATATTGGGCAAGAGCAGTCCCACCAGTTGCTGGATTGATTTGAGACGACGAATAAGGTGCAATTAAAGTATTTGACGTGCTTATATAACGATCTGTTTGCCAGTATTGTCTTATCGTGTCTTTGAAGCTATAATTTGCAGGAACACTGATGTATTTAGCCGAAAGAAGAACTTTCTGGGTAGTGAAATTATTCATGTCAAATGCAACATTCGATAGACGAACTTGGGTTGCAGTTGGCTGAGCTCGGGCAATAGCATCGAAGAAGACAGGCTCGAGATACTGGAGCATGGTTTGAGGATTATTTAAAATCATCTGCAATTGCAATTGCGATAAATTTGTAAGGCACTGAGGAGCTTCCTTGACAGCCCACTCGAAAATATTAGCCTTTAAGAAGCCGGCAATTGAGACCTGAACCTGAACAGGGAAGGTCGAAATATCAATGGTGGCGGCGGTGTTATTAAACCAACCATTTCCATTCCACTGAGGATGGGCGCAATATACGCCTTCAATATAGAGGGATGAACCTTTGGCAGGAGTGCCTGGAGTGCCCGAGAGAATATACGAGCCAGTCGAGCTCGATGTCTGGGCACAGAGGAGATTAGCGGGGTTAGGTGTATTGGGGGCTTGAGCTGGGTTAGAAGTAATTACGGCACCCATATGGCCTCCGACCTCGCTGGGTGGGTATTCGAACGAACCAGCATTCGAGACATAATCATTGTTATCATACGAGGCGAAAATAGTAGCCTCCGCTGTATCACTCTGGGCAAAATTTATACTGGATGAACCGAGAACGACTTGTAGCGTGTTTACCAGCCTCTCTATAGGAAAGCTTCGCAAACTGATACTTCCTAATGTGCTAAAAGCAACTGTTGCACCTGCAGCAATTTGACCGGTGAAGTTCAGGTTGAGACGTATCGATTGGAACGAGAGTAAAAGCTTCTCACATAAAAGTGAGGAGAAACTCGGTGACTGCCAAACAAATCCGAGGGTATTACTGGAGATACTGATAGGCGAGTATCTTTGGATGCTGACTAAATCAGGCGAGGCGCGGATGACCTTGGGATGAGCGTTGTGTAAGAGTTCACGGGGGACGTCAACAAGAGTTGTCATTTTTTAGAAATTAATAATTGATATATATTATATTCCATAGAAAATATTTTTACAAGAAATAAAATAATTATTTTTCAAAATAATTTAATTTGAAAAATATATTTTTCATTTTATAATTTTAGATTTTTTATTCTAAATTTTTAATCTTCATCTAAACGTTCAAACATAATTAAGAAAGAAATATTCTCATTAGGATTGATATAATATGGAATATAATTGCCTAAATTGTCATTATAGTAGAGTGTAAATTGAATACGGCGAAGCGGATCATCACTAAGGAAACTACTACGGCGATATTCAGCAGTTGGCTGATATGCAACGATTGTTCTTAGGTTGGATCCTTGAGGGTTGTCTACTAAATCGAAGCTTGCAATAATAGAACTGACGGCGGACTGTGATAAATTATTGGCTTGTTCTCCTTGAGTTTGACCAGGTAAAGGCGGATTATCAACAAAATATGGCGTTATATTGAAGGCGTTGCTGGTCAATACTATAGACTTAATAAGGGTAAAAGCATCCAAATTAACAACTTCCTGCTGTGCGGTTGTAGTTGTTCCCGCATCATCCACAAATTGGAAATTAAACAATCTTCCAAAAAAAGAATAGAAATTGAAATTCTTTATAATACTTCTTAATTTACTGTTTATGCCTGCATTAACTCTACCACCTGCACCAAAAAATGCTTTAGGTGCTACAACTGATAATAAGCCAGTTTGAGGATTTAGGCTAATAACTGGAGCAGTTAATCCAGCAAGTGCTGGAACTGCTGCGATCATTTGAGTTGTTGCGGTTTGATACGCCGTATTGATTTGGTTCAAAAATCCAAATATCGAATTTATGGAGTAATATTGAACATTGCCGGTTAAATTTTGGAATGGTGCCGAGGATGTGAGGGCTTGAGGATTTTGTGAAAATATTCCTTCGGGGACGTGGATTAAATTAACAAATATTTCGGTTGATGTTATGGTATCAAATAATGATACCCCATATACAGATTTATTGGGATTTCCCTGATTAGGATCGCTGTTATATCCGTTATTTGATGGGCCGAATGGGAGAATGTAATTGAAACATCTCGGAAGGTCACGGGCCCCCACACTTAGTTTGATGATACTGAATTGATATTTCGTGCAATTGTTTAAAAGTGGAATATTTTTAGAAATGTCGAAAATAACGGGTTGAGGATTCTCTGAGGAATTGCTATAGGAAAAAGAATAGTATCGATAATTGCTCATTTGGAAAATTATAAAATAAATGGAATCATATATAATATCTTAATATTTTTTTTATTTTATTTTTTCGCTTTTATTTAAAAATTAAATTTACTACTTCATCATAATTTCGCAATTTCCGCTTCTTCTTCACTTCATTCACAAGTCTCTTAAACTGGCGCTCGTCTAACATTCCCGCAAGATACATCATTAGACGCCAGCATGCCCATTTCCCACAAGTTGAGACATCATACCCATCTCCTTGGTATTTGTTATTGTTATATGTTATTTTTCTTATGCTATTATCATTCATCAGCATGCGGGATAGATGTAATTCATTTTCGTTGAATTCGCAGCGATCATGCCCAAGTTCTACAATGTGATTGTCCGGGTATTTTCCATATGAATCGAAACAATAAATATCATTATTCTGTTTATCCATGAATACTAATATCCAATGCCCGGCGACACCGGATCCATTCGCACCCCGTGTTGTATGAACTACTAATATGATCGCAGCATTATAGGGATTATTTGTTAGATGACGAATGTCGCTATAGTTCGCCAGTTCGGGATATTTAATAACTGGTAATCGGGGGTATATATCTTTGATATCAAAGTTCGTCATTGCATAATTCATGTCGCCAATTTCTGCCATTTTAAGATTTATTATAATTATTTTTTTATTATAATAAATATGAATAAAATATTCCTATATATATTCTTAAATTAATTCTACTGAGTGTTCGGTCACAATCATAGAGGGAACAGATTTTTTAATGTATATCCACCTTGATCCACGTATGGATAATATATGTGATATTTTTTCAGGTGATAAATTTGTGTAGTTCTGGAGCAAATATAAAAGATTTCTTCTTGAGCTTCCGGCTGGGAATATCACGTAAGCCCCCGACTCATATAGTGAGACACGACTCGCGGAG